CTATTAACATGCATGATTAACATTCCTTTGTACGATGCAATAAGAGACTTTTATTGGTACAATAAATATAACTGGAATGATTTTTATATGCTTGTAGAGGTTGCTTTGTTGCTTTTTACTTTTTTTATCGACATTTTTATTAGTTTTATTGGGTCGATTAAGGCTATATGGAATGACTTTAAAATACGTGCTTATGCTAATCGTTCTATTTTCCGCATCTATTTTTATGCTTGCTTGCGTAATGTTGGGGTGTTTTAAGTATGAACGAGAGTGTGGAAACGAAGGTAGCTAGGCTAGAAGAGAAACACCAAAGTCTTGATGAAAAAGTGTCATCTGGCTTTGAGCTATTAGCAAAAGGGCAAAGCGACTTGCTTGCTGGGATGAAAGAAATGTCAGCAAGCATCAAAGATTTTGCTGAAACGATGTCTGAAACATCAAGCAAAACTGACACTCTGCAAACTGAACTAAATCAAGTAAACGACAGATGCACTGCTAATGACGCTAGAATTGACAAGCAATACGAATCAATCCACGATAAAATTAAAGACACCGCGTTAATAGCAAAAAAAGCGCTTGAAAACTCAAAAGCAGGCGTTGATCTTAAAAAAGGCATGAGTAAGTTATTTGCTTGGTGTGGCGTGGTATTTGCCGGACTTATTACTGTTTTTGCTACCGCTTATTTAAATGAAAGGTCTTATCAGGAAAGTCAGGATAAGGCTAAACTTGAGCAGCAAAAAGAGTATAACGATAAAATACTTGAACTTTTAAAAGAGGCTAGAAAATAATGGCCGTAACTATCACCCCAGAAGAAGTAATCGAGTTCTACCCGCCTGCAGCTGACGTTCCAACTAGCATTATTGAAGATTACATTTGCTTGGTTGATCAGGCTGATATGTGCCTAGATGGCGCAGGCGTTGAAGATTGCGTTCAGAGACTGCTAAAGCTAAACGCTGTTGCTTATTTAATTTGCGCTACTTCTCAAGCTGGCAATATAAAACAAATGAAAAGCCCTACAGGGGAAAGTGTCACTTTTGTTGATGGCAATAACGTAACTGGCTTAAACTCCAATCAATACGGTCGTATGTTGCGAATGCTAGATAAAAATGGTTGTATTATAGATATAATTGAAACGCCAGAAAACGAGCGTTTTATTGAAGCTGCTGGGTCTTGCTAATGTCTTTTGCTAGAGATTATTTTTATAGACAATCTAAGTTTACTGCTTGGCGTGAGGTTAAGTCATCAAACGGGCGCGACTCTGAATACATTCAATTAGGATCTTTTGATTGCACATGGTCAAATGATGCTGGCACTAAAAAGACAGAGGACGGACGAGAGTTTATCCCTTCGCTAGCAGTATTTGCCAAAACCAGTGAAATAAAACGTGGAGATTTGGTTGTTATAGGTGAGTTTGACGATATATTGCCTATCGAGAATGCACGAGAAGTTATGAAAGTTGAAACAGACCAGCCGTTGATCGGAACGCAGGATTACAACTATTATGCCAATTAGAAAGAACACGCTTGCTAGTGGAACAGAGAAGTTTGTGCAAAAAACAATAGCAAAAGCAAAGCGAGCTTTGACTTCATCTTTAATTGTCGCACTAGATCAAGCTCAGCTTTACACGCCTTTGCATTTTGGCGTGCTAAAAAACTCTCAATTTAGAACAGCACCAAAAATAAACGGGTTAAAAATAATAGCCTCTGCTGGCTATGGCGCTTCTTATGCTTCAGCTTTGCATGAAAGAACCGACTGGAAACCAAGGCGCGTAGGTGAAAGAGGCAAGAAAGGAGGCGGAGCTAACATGAGAGCTACTCCTAAATTCCTTAAACGCGGATTTGATGAAACAAAGTCACTACGACAACAGGTTATCGCTAGGGAAATGAAGATATGACACTTCTGGTTGATACAGTTAAAGAATATCTCGAAGCATCAAACATACTTGCCGATTATGAGTATTTATATTTATTTGATGAAAGCGACTATAAAAACAGCTTCATCTTTGTTATTAGGCAATTACCAACCGCTAGTGATGATATACATAGTTTAGATGCTGATTTCGAGGTTAGTTTTATTACTACTCATAACAAGCAGCCGAACAAAGTTACCCAAGTGTTAACAGACGCAACAAACTTACGCAAGTATATCTTTGAAAATTTTGAATATGATTGTATTATTAACACTAGTATATTAAGTGAACCGTCAGGCCCGTTTCATACCGAGTCAGGCAGATCGGTTTATCGCTTTAACTTTCGGGTAGAAACAAACCCCGAACTAATCTACGGGTAAAATTATGGCTTGTGGTCAAAAGGTCGGCAAAAAATGGCTGATGTATTTTTTAATAAGCTCCGACTGTCAAACTATTCCGACTATCGGCGCTATGAAACGATTGGGCGGTCTTACTACTAAGGGCTGGGAAGATAACGCTAACCCAACAACATCAACGACAGATGCATACGATTATCAGCAAAATTCAAGTACTGTTTTTAGTTTAAATATTACTGGTACATTAGATTTGTTTGATGATGTAGCACTTAATCAGAAAGAATTCTTTGATTTTGCAGCTAACTTCCGCACTCAAGGTTATGCAGATCGTAAACTTTGGATTGGCTTGACAGATAGTGAGTCAGAAGAGTTAATTGATTATATGCTAATTGATTCAATTTCTGATACCAGCCCAACAGACGGCAACCGAACAAAAGATATTTCGCTTAGTCACGGCGGCGAACTAAACCCGAAACATACTTACTTATAAGAGGTTGATAGAATGCCTTTAATTGAAGAAACCACATTGGTACAGGGTCAATCAACCGCTGTAACTGTAACAACACTGGATGCGTCAGATACTTTGGTTTTCAACACCAAGGGTCAGCGATTAACATTTACTAACCCTACCGGCGGCGCTATTACAGCTAACCTTTTAGGTTCTGGAGTTTCAGGCACCAAACCTTGCTTTGGCGGCGGTGAAGTTGATTTGTCATTAGGTTTTGATATGGCGATCCCCGCTGGCGATACTGCTGCTGTTGATTTAATTACTGTGCGTGATTATTTAGGCGCTGCAGGCAACACGGTTACTATCACCAACGGTTCAGGTCTTGAGGCTACATTAGTAGTTAGCTAATGGTCAATACTGCAATCGGTGAAGCGCAGATTAGATGTAATGATAGGGCCTATTTATTTAGGCCCTCTTTTTTTGCGCTGTCTAAAATATGTGAAATTCAAGATCCGCTAGAATTACTAAAACGCCTAAATATACTTTACCTGGTTAAAGATAAAGACGTTTTACATTCTGCTGATGCTATGGCGTGCTGTTTAATTATTTTTCAGTGCTGCTATGTAGGCGAATATGATCAAGATATCTTAATGGATGATATCGGATGCATTGTTGAGTCAAAAACCAAAAAAGGTAGATTTTTATTTAAGCAGTCAAATATCCCTCAACATGATCTTATTGTTATATCTAGATACTTGCTAGAAAAGGCGCTAATTGGGAAACCAAAAGTAGAGCCAAAATATAAAAACAGCAAAGATATAGTTGTTATAGATGCTAATGAATTTGTTGCTTGCGCTGTCGCTCATCTTGGAATTGACAATAAAGCAGCATGGGATATGACAATGACAGAATTCCAACGAGCGATGGAGAGTAAATTCCCAGATCAGCTAGAAGAAAAGGGTATGACAGAATCTGAATATGATAAGATGATTGAAAAAGCAGAGGCTAGAGGTTATCACTAATGACTGAAAAGGTTGGTGGCGTTTCTTATGATGTTGAAATGGACGTTTCTGAGGTTCTTAAGGCCGACAAGGTTATTGATAAATTTTCTGCAGATGTTGATAAAAATTTAACTAAAACAGATAAGTCACTTCAAAAGCTATCTACTCAGACAACAAAAACATCTAAAGCCGTATCTGGTAGTTTCTCAAAAATAGGTAGAAACGCTGGCCAAGCTGGTGTGCAAGTTCAGCAATTCATAGGCCAAGTTCAAGGCGGACAATCTGCCATGCTTGCGCTATCTCAACAAGCTGCAGATTTAGGTATTGTTTTAGGTCTTCCTTTAGCGGGTGCTATTGCTGGCATAACAGCATCAATCGCTGGCCCGTTATATAGCGCGCTAACAAATGGGTCTGATGCTGTAGAGTCTTTTAAAATTGACATTGATGAATTAACAAAGTCAATGGATGAGCTGTCAGATCTATCTAAGAACCAAATAGCAGCCGCTATTATTGATGTAAACGAAAACATGGATGAGCTATCTAAGCAAGCTCAATCAACTGGCGATAACATATTCAAGCTTAGCGAGACGTTAGATAAAGGATTTAAAGATACAGCAGGTCGTAGAGAGATAAAACTTACGACGGAAGAAACTGAAGAATTAGAAAAAGAACTCATTAGAGAACAGGCTACGCTTGATGAATTGAATAGTGAGCTAGAAAAAAACCGCAGTCTACTTATCGAATTAACAACTGGAACGCAAGGGTATAAAGACGGGACAAAAGAAACGTCTGATGCTATTGATAAGTTGTCACAGTCATTACAGGCGCAAGTTATAGCTCTTGAGCAAGGCGAAGAAGCGGCGTTTAGGTATGCGACAGCACAGCAGCTTGGATTGACTGCAGCGGAGCAATTGCCAGCAGCTATTGATGAACAAATAAATCAAATATTCTACCTTAAATCAATTCAAGAGCAGCAGCTTGAAGCTGAACGCAATCTAAGAAAAAGAAACGCAGAAGAGCTAAAGCAGCAGCAAAAACAGCAAATAGATTTAAACAAAGAGCTAGAAAAAGTTACTGATAGAAGCCTTGACAGAATGGCTAACGGTATAGCTAATGTTATTGTTGAGGGTGGGAGCTTAAATGACATGTTTAGCCAAATAGGTAGAACTATTTTGACTGAAACATTAACAGCTCTTATTAGATTTGGTATACAGCAGGGTATAAACGCTGCAATAGCAACATCAACAAGCAACGCTGTAACAGCAAACCAAGTTGCTAATAATGCAACAATAGCCGCCAGCGCCGCTCCTGCAGCAGCTTTACAGTCAACTGCAACGTTTGGCACTGCGGCAGTTGTTGGTGGAGCAGCATTACTTGCAACACTAGCCATTGCAAAAGGTGCTGGACGCAGAACGGGCGGCAATGTTTCAGCTGGTATGATGCATGAAGTTGGTGAGGTTGGTCCAGAGCTATTAAGCTATGGTAATAAAAATTACCTTATACCTGGAAGAAATGGGTCGATAACACCTACCGATCAAATGGGTGGTGGTAGCAATGTTGATATAACTATCATAAATAACACACCAGCTAACGTTAGCGCATCAACTGAAACCAAAAACGGCACTCAGTCTGTAACATTGACAATTGATGATATTGCTAGTGATATAAGAGGTAGGGGCAAGGTCTTTAACGCTATAACCCAAACAACAACAGCGCAAAACAGAGGCGGGAGATAATGGCTGAATTGAACTACCCTAGCGCGATCCCATTAATGCAGCGTGATAAGGCGCGCAATGAGTCGCAAACATTCATTAACGCTAATCCGGCTGCAGGCGCTCCATTTGTCCAACTTATAACCGAAGATGTTAGCGCGGAATGGCCGTTTACTGTTCGAATGACAAGAGGTCAAGCGGTTGTTTTCCAGTCCTGGCTAAGAACAGCTGATAGCAACGGAGATAAGCCTATTGATGGCGCTTTTTTTGATATGAGCGTGTTGGTTGAATTTGGGCTTGAAACGCAAGAAATTAGATTTCTACAGCAACCGCAAATAACATCAGTACAAGGTAATTTTTTAACTTACTCTGCTCAATGTATAACTAGGTCGCTTAATCTTGGTTTTGATTCTGATAATTACGAGACCATCAACGATTTAGCCGATTTAACATGCGATGGCGATTATTTGGCTGCTGCCGGAAAGCTTGATTATATCGTAACAATGGTATTGCCGTAATGACTATTGCAACTGTTGAACAAAGGCAATTTTTCGCAACAAAAAAGCGCTTGGTATGGTTTGAAACTATTGAACTGTATCATCCTGATTTAGGGATTCTTAGATACGTACTTAATCAGAAGTTTGACAAGCAATTTACACTTGAAGCAGACGCGCCAAGAAACCCGAGTGAAACGGTAACTTTTAATCCTGTAGCGGCAAACACCACAGATCCAGAATTGACTAGTGGTGTTCTTACAAGATCATTTCAATTTGAGCGCGTAGGAACCGAGATAAAAGAAAAACTAAAATCTATTGATGCAGATACAGGCGGATACATAAAACAGCTTGAGGTTGTTTACAGGCAGTATATAAATAACACCACCGCGCCAGCTAATAACGTTGAATATCTTTTTGGGGGCGTATCTATTGTTGGCGATAGAATCAACTTAACAGCGAGTGATGATCAGCCTTCTAGCGTTAATGTTGCTATAATTCAAAATATTCAAAATTTACCAGGACTAAAAGGAGTCGTTTAAATGCGATGGGATAATTACATAAATCTAGTGATCGGAAAGCCGTGGGTTAACAGAACAAGAGGGCCTAAAGAATTTGATTGCTATGGATTGTTGATTGACTCATTAGAAAAAGTTAAAAACTTAAACATACCAGTTGCAGATGGTTATTTTGAATGTGAATCAATAGAATCTGCTGGCAAAACAGAACTTGAAACAGAAAATTGGATCGAAACAACATCTAATTTTGCAGATGCATTTGCAGCGTATGATGAAAATAATGATATGTTTCACGTTGGCGCGGTTACTCCGCATGGCTGTTTACATGCGTTTGGTTTGCATGGTAGCGGTAGCGTTGCACTTCATAAGTTGTCGAAATTAACTAGACTGTTACAATTAAGCAATCCAAAGTTTAAAGAGCTTAAGTTCTACCGCTATGCCAATAGTTAACATTCGCCGTGATGCATTTAACCCAACAAAAGCAGAAACTTATCAAGCAAATTGTGTAAACCTTGCTGACTGGATGACAGAAAATGTCATTGCAAATCAAGACGCAAATACTATTCAAGTTGTTCTTAATGGTCACTTACTTTGTGACACTGGCAAGATGCATCAATACCAATGCAACAAGTCTATAGATAGAGTTCTTTGCGAGCATGACAGTGTTGATATATTGATTATGCCAATGGGTCTTGATCCATTAAGTCTTGTATTAATTGGTGTTGCAATTTCACTTGTGGCTGTTCAAGCTTTGGTTCCAAAGCCTGACATACCAAATTTGCAAGGACAACAAGCAACAAGCCCCAACAATCAGCTAAAGTCAGCGACCAATGGCTTTAGGATAAATCAAGCTATTGCAGATATATACGGACGCAGACGGGTAACACCTGACTTTGCAGCGCCTAGTTATTGGATATACGAAAATAACCAAAAAATAGTTAAAGAGTTATTTGTTGTTGGTGAGGGTTATTATGATTTCACAGAAGCAAGATTCGGTGAAAGTGAAATATCCGATTTGCCAGATTCAACCGCTACATTCTATGAGCCTGGTGATTTGTTACCGGCGGACCAAAGAAGGACAGTTGTTGGATCTAACTCAGTGGACGGGCAAGAGCTTATAGCGCCTAACGATCCATCTTTGGTACAAGCGGTAAATACTACAATTAACACAGATAGTCAGCTTGAATTTCCAAATACTGATATTGTTTTTGATGAGCTTGGTTTAGGCATCGGCGATGAGTTTAATTTAAACTTTGATGCCGGCGCCGGCAATCAGTTCAATGGAACTGTTGAAATAAGCAACATAACAGACACTGGATCTGTATTTGAAGTTGATGTTGTTGGAACACCATTTTCGGTTATCACCACTCAACCATCAACCGATAGTGACGCTGTTTTTAGTGTACTGCCTCCTGCTGGTGATGCCTTTGCAAACTGGACTGACTGGTTTGTTTTGGACGGTTCAAACCTTGATGATATATGGGTTAACTTGCAAGCGCCTCAAGGTCTTGCTGATGAAGACCAAAAAGAAATAAACATCGAGGTAACAATACAGGCTCGGGAGGTCGATGATGTTGGGCCATTCCAAGAGTTTGATGTAACTTTAACCGGCTCGACAACTCAGCCTCAATTTAGAACTTATGAGGTAGCGGCAAATATAACGGTACCACCTAACAAGTCAGAAATAAGATTAAGACGTAAAACAGATTTATTCCCAGCCGGCTCGCTTCAAAGTGTCAAAATAGAAGAAGCATGGGCGGTTACTGATTATAGTGACGCTGAACTTGTTAATGATAATTTTAGTATGGCTTACTTAGAACGCCGAGCAACAACTTTATCTTTAGCGCCTCAATCACCTAAGTTTAATGTTATAGCTCAAAGAAAACTTAGGCTGTTTGATACCGGCAGCGGAACTATCGATCCTACTGAGACAGCGACAAGAAGTTTTGCAGATGCCGTTTTTCATATTCTTTATTTTAAAATGGGAATACCGCTAAACGCAATCGATACAGAATCGCTTTTTGATATTAGTGATGGTCTTGCTGAGGATTATCTAGGTTATTTTGATTATTCTTTTGATGACAAAAACATCGATGGAAATCAAAGAATAGTTACCGCTTGCGATGTGGCAAGAGTTTTGCCTTTTAAATCTGGTGGTAGAATCTGGACTTTCGTTAGAGACGAAGAAAAGCCGGTTAGAAGCGCGCTTCTTAATCGCAGAAACATGCCTCCGCAAGATACTAATCAAACATGGTCATTTAGAAAGCCTAGGGACTATGACAGTGTTGCATTAACCTATGTTAATTTTGATGAGAACCAAGAGGTGACAATTTATCGCAGTATCGATAATAACGGTGTTATATCTAACACTGCAGGCGTAAATACAAACGAGTTTACTTTATCTGGTTGCGTTGATGAAGACCAAGCAGAAAATAGAATCGACTTTGAAATACGCAAAATAAAATACCAGCGTATTGCTGCAGATGTTACAGCTATGAATGATGGTCTTTACATTGGTCTTGGTGATAGAGTTGGATGGGCTGATATTAACGATAGTCAAATTTTTGACGGTGAAATATTAGGCGAATCTGGAACAGAATACGACACTAGCGAAGCGTTTAGGCCGGAAGGTGGAGAGACTTATTATTGTTATCTTACTGACAATGAAGGCGTACCAACCGCAAGCCCGTTTGTTGTAACTGCAAGATTAGATACTGAATTTGGATTTAGTGGATTAGCTGGTCAATCATTCTTGCCGACTGGTAAAGAGCAAATAGGTTCAAGATATATAATAGCCAAGCAATCAGATTTAGATTTAAGTGATTTTACAGTAACAAGCAGAGGTGGAAGGGACGAGAACGGAAACGTTCAAATAGGTATGGTTAATTACGATCCGCGCGTTTACTCTCAAGATCCTTAATTGTATCAATTGCTTCATTAACTGCTTTAGCAAGTGAGTTACAATCAATATCATCAAGCTTATTAGCGGCAAGTTTTAACTTTGCCGCTAAGCTATCAATTTTGATGTTGTCAATTCCCGATTCGTCTTTGATCATGGTTTATATGTTGCTTAAGTTTACGTAATAAATAGGAACATTCCGCTATTTATCTGTAATAAATGGGAATGTTCCTGCAATGACAGTGTTATACGGTTTAGTCCGATATATCATGATCACCATTAATCCACCCGTCATCCCAATCAAAACCTCCACTTTCTACAAGTTCAGCAACATGTTTTACATCATCCCAATTAAGATTGTTTTGTGCCCAATCTTCGACTTCATAATCATCTGATTCAAACAAAGGTAAAGTGTCTTCATTTAGGGACTTCTCCACACTAACCCCGTCTTTAGCTGCATAATACTGCGCTCTATTCTCTGCGATAACTCTCACAGGAACTGCCCATGTTTGACCGTTGCTCATTTTTGTTAAATACTTTTTATCTAATATACTCATTGCTTTTGCTCCCAGTTATCACCGTATAACAACCCATTCTAGCAGACGGTTAAAGTTTGGCTAGCAAGCTCCGCTAAGCTTGCCGCCGCTAAATTAATGGTTATGTGGCTACAACTTCTCAACCGTAATTCTGTACTCAGGTGTGCCGTCCAGTTTTTGTATTTCAACAGGTTTTCCGAAATTTATTGCATGTTCGGCAACAGCGACTAGCGCTTCTATAGTTACATCTTTTTTATTTGCGCCCCACGTTCTACCATCTTTTAACACGCTCCCTGCAAATATAGTTCCAGTTAACGGGCTGGTAGCAATATGTAAATTATTACTCATCTTCTTTATTCCCTACTTATTTATTTCATAAAATCAATTAAATCTGCAGCGCTATTTTTTAAATCTTCTAGCGTTCCAGCGTTAACAATTGTTCGGTTAATTAAATGTTCGGCTATTCCAGATTCAGAGCTATGTGATCTAACTTTAGCTTTAGTAGGTCTTTCAATATTAACTACGATACCGCCGTGTTTTCTTATTAACTCAGCCTCATTATTAAATCGAACATCAGTAACGATAAGATCGCTAGTTTCTTCAATTTTCTTTTCTGCAGCCAATAACCACAAATCAGAGTTAATCGAGTTGCGGCCCCATTCAGTACCTAATGTTTGCATTGCTTTTCGAGGTGAAACACCAAAATAAGGATCAACTTCTTCTTTCAGATGACCGTTAACGTGATCGTCTGTCCAACCGAATATTTCACAACAAGCATTTTTTATTGGCAATGCAAAAGCATAAGTTTCAAATACAATGAAATCGCAAAGCATAAAAGCGAATGTATCTTTTCCGCTACGGGCTTCACCAGTTAAGCCAATTAACATATAAACCTACCTTTGATAGCTTGATAAACAGATTTACCGTTAAACAAACGGCGTAAAGAATAAGAACGAACTAACGATATGAATGTATAACAAACGCCAAGACCTATATTTTGCTCAATCGTTATAGACCAGCCAAACAAAGGAAAAAGCGTCATATTGGCAATAAAGTTTATCGTAAACCCAACTAAGATATTGGTTAACGCTTCTAGCCAAGAATCAACGCGCGATTGCTGCATTAGATTTTATCCCCTTTTCATTCAAAATCAAAACGCCACATAACAACGCAATCATCGCGGACGCAAAAGGTTTAGTTCGTTTCATTTTTTTACTCTCTTGTTTAAGTTTAAATTAATTAGTTAACGCGTTCTTGCGCCAGTTATTGCAAAGGTTACTTAAACCTTAATTTCAATTCACCTTCCGGCGTTATAGATATTTTAGCAGAGCTGTTAACAAAGCTCTTTTCCCATTAACTACCTAAACGCCTCAACCCATCGATTATAATCATCATAATACTCTTGCGCGGTAGCCTTTCCACCAGCATTCCAAAATGACTTGCAATATTCAGCACAGCTTTCTAGCGTCTTAGGGATCGGGTTTACGTCCATGTGCAGCCGCTTTCTGGCCATAAATGTTGCGTATTTAAAATCGTAAATCATTCGATTAGCATGTGGATGACAGCTAGAATTACCAAGTTCGTTATCCAAATACTCTTGCTGAGTGATGATTTTTAATCTGAACGCATCATTCCAAATGTTATCAGAGTTACGCCAAACATCGTCATGCGTTCTGGTTTCCATTTGATACGGGCCTTTAGCTGGCCCTCCACCATTCTGAACTACATAAGTGCAGCCCAATGATTCGTGAGCAGCAATCATCGTCATACAAGTTACAACATGGCTATTAAAATTCGCCATACCTGCAATAGTATCAATCAAAATTTCTGACTGAAACTGGTTAATATCCATCATTTCAAAAGTTCCTCATAACTTAAGATTTTATAAATTTCGTAAAAATCTACAGCGTAAGCTATCAATAAGATAGCCGCCGCTGGTAGTATTACGCTTCTAAATAAACGCTTAACAATCACTTAACCCACGCTGGCGTTGACAATTCTTTAATTCCGCCCCCATAAGCATAGTAACCGTTTTCTTCACAATGCTTATATGTCTTAAGCGCTGTAATGTATTCACCACGGCCAATATCGATTTGCTCTTCCGTTAATTGATACATTTGAGGGATGAACGGTGACCTTTTAGATTGAGCTAACAGTAACGGGTAATTCCCGAAATACTCAATAAAACCAGAATAAGCCATTGCTAATAATACGTCATGCTGCAATGCCATTTTAAGCCAATATCCCATACGATGCGCTTGCTTGCCGAATTCTTCTGGGTGAGCGCTGTTCGTTGTTTTATAGTCAATAACAACACCACTACTTAAAACATCAGGCTTTATTTTTACTGCATACCAACTACTATCTATTTCAATCTCACAGAAAATTGATACTTCAACATCAGCGCCGTTGATGTATTTATCATAGCCATTAGCAATAACCGCTGATTTCATTTTGAATAGGTTGTCAAAATCTTTGGCTGACAATCCCGTTTTGCCAGGGTTTTTATCTGCCTCGATAGATTGCAAATCACGCAAACAAATCATGTTCGGATCGCAATCACTGACAGCTGCATAAAGCGCATTACCTTTAAGTGTTGAATAGCCTTTATAACCAACCGATTTTAAATAGGCTTTAACCGCCGTATCAGTAGCAAGTAAATTTTCATTTCCTTCATAATCAACAGCGTCAGGAATACGGTAGTAATCAGCAGCAAATAAATCAGGCTCAAGTATTGAGGCATGGCCGGCTGTCCCAAATAAAAGCGCTTTGGTTTCTTCTTTCTCGCCATATTTCCATGCTGCGGGACAGTCATTTAAAATCTGAGTCAATGAAGAACCGCTAATATGATCGGTCTCTTCGTGATATTGCTCATTGGTTATTTCATCACGACTGTAAATTTTTACGTTTCTAATGTTTGTTATCATTTTTATCCTGCTCTATAAACACTGTTATTACTGTTAACCACCAACGGCCATTTTTAAACTGATAATGCGGCCTTCCTTGCACTGGGTTTCTGCGGTTGACTCTGCCTATTAATTGTTTTTTTGTTCACGTCAACAATGCTCCATCTTTATTCAATCCGGCCCAGTTCTTTTCTGGGATGTCTCGCTTTTGATCTAGCTTCTTACTTTTAATGTAAGCCTCGATATCAATTTTATTTGGTAAGTCAATTTCAGCATAGGCAGATACATTTAATACTTTTCTGTCCTCGCCTATAAATTCATCGACATATAGAAACTGCTTGAATTCTCCTTCATTGGTAAACGCGATACCAACAGAAAAACAGCTTGGTAATCCATCGATACTTGGTACTTTAAAGTCTTGAAGTTTCATGTTTATCATCCATTATTAACTAACTGAATTAATAATATGACAAGTTATTAATTATGTCAAACAGTTAATAATAAATTCTTTTGCAGCATCAGAGCCGTAACAAACCGCAGCTTGACCACCTTGAATTAGAACATCATTAAGAAAACTTATTTGCTCATCGGTTACTGGCGTAGATGCCTTTATGCTAGCTCGCTTCATTTCAACCGCAATTAAAATGCCATCGATATATATCAATATATCACTAACGCCTTTTCGCTTACCTTTGCGCCGTTGTTTTTCGTGGTAAGCGGCTGATTTTGACCTGACCTCATTGACTGTGTGCCAAATGGGATAAATGGGGTAATTGTGCTTAAACCAAGCAACAAATTCTATTTGCTCGGTATCTTCCTTGCGCGGGGATTTTGGCTGCTCCTTTGCAACCCAGTATTGATATCCGCGTTTATGGATTTTTGTTAGGATTACCATTTATCAACAAGTCTTAAGTCACTATGGTTGCAAGCTGAAACCATAGTTGCGCAGTATTCATTCCAATTAAGCCTAAGCTTATCTGTGCTGTATAAATCCATACGTTTACCGTTTGTTCTCTTGTGTACGCTCATGATGCTTTCAGCTTGAACGTCAAAATGGTCATATTTATTATTCCAGCAACCGCAAGCTGTATGTAAACCATTATCAAATCTCCACACTTTAGGCTTTAATCCGCAACATGGGCAGTTTGACCACTCTTTGCCATCTTCTGGATCTTTGAAAGAGTCAATACAATTGTAATCAGTATTAACTTTGTAACCGTGATTATACTTTTGTGTATACGATCCAAAATCGCTATTTATTATTTTCTCAATCACAACTCAATCACTCCCGTTTCTTTATTACCCATTAATCTTTTCGTTTTAAACTGTACGCCGTGAACGTTCCAGTAATCCTTATCGTTCTTTCTAGCTGTTATATGTGTTGGCGTATCAAACATTGCGCTTCCTCTTGCTATCTCAGCACCGTTACGCATCTTGGCAACATGACCGTGAAAACCTTTAGGACAAAACCTGTTTAAGAATTGCTGTTTCCATATACGCTTGGCGCCATCGCTACCAAAAGGCATGAAAAATAAATTAACTTTGGTTAGCTCTTGCCCTTTATCTTTATCTGGCTGCAAGTAGAAATTAACTATTAAGCCGTTATTTCTTGATGGCTTTATTTCCATTTTAATAACTTTAATAAAATCATTTGCAGTGTAATGTTTACCGCTTAGCTTCTCGTTGGGGTCTTTTAGTTGCTCCCCGCACCCTCGACAATCCCTAGCATTAGGACTGTTATTTGTTCCGCATTTCAAACACTGAATTGGTTCCACAAAGAAAAACTCGCATCGTTCATCTTTACTGTTTTGGTCATAGCCAATACAGCGTTTTGCGTACATACTATTTTCAGTCCCGCACTGAGGACATTTTATTAATTCTGACTTTCGTTTTGCTTTTTCTAGCTGCGCTTCTTCGAGCAATGGATCTTCAAACATTTCCCCCATCACATCCATCGTTCCAGAATAATCCAGAACCAGGTGATCGCTTTTCTCAAAGTCCCCGTTTGACAATCGCATCCCACGACCAAGCAACTGAGTAAATAATGTTAAACTACCAATTCGCCTTAATATTACACTATTGGCCCAAATAGGTACGTTAACGCCAGTTGTTAAGCATCCTATCTGCAGCATGTATTTTATCTCACCAGATTTAGCTTTTGCTAGCAGTTCGCCACGCTCTTTGTCTGGCGTTTTTCCAGTTATAATCGCCCAAGTTTCACCAATCTCACCTATTTTCTCACCCACTTGTAAACAATGCTTTTCACTGGCGCAAGTCACTAGCGTTGAAAGCCTGTCTTTTGTATGAGTAACAAAGTCATTGACTACTTGCGTTGTAAGACAGCTATCTTCGGCTTTGTGCGCCATTTCTTCGAGCTGTTTAGCGCTAAAATCTTTAGTCCCTTCACGCTCAATGTTATCAAACTCGTGAAAATCATATTCAACATCAGGCACGCCGAATATTGTCGGTACAATAAAGCCGTTGTTGACTAGGTATTCTCTATCTATATCAATAAGCGACCCTGACCAGAAAGGACCTTTGATTGACTCTATACCCCGATATGGAGAGCCGGTAAATCCAACAAGTGCTAAATTTGGGTTTAATGCTTTAAAGTGGTTAATTATCTTGCTGTACTGGCTGCTTCCGCTTTCAATTACTTCTCGCCAGTTAACCATATGACACTCATCGATAAGTATTATATCGGGTATGAATTCGCTAAATACGCCATCCAGATTATTAGAGCAAGTACCTTCTGTAGAGCAAGCCACATTAAAAACAATTTCTTTCATTCCAGATGAAAACATGGAGTTTCTACATTCCATCAGCCAAAGCATTTCAGCGCACTGGTCAACAAGCTCGGTTTGCCTAGCTAGTATCAATACTTTCTTGTTTTTGGCTGATGCATAAGCCGCAACAGCGCCAATGATTACCGTTTTACCTGCAGCTACATAAGCATTAACAAAAACAGGATCGAATTTATTTTCTTTCCAGCTTTCACGAATATGTTCAATACACCGATTGAATGCAGGCACCTGGTATTCTGGTCTTAATGTTATTTTGCCTATTTGCACATTAACCGCCTGTTAACTTGTTAAGGACTTTGTTTCTTTCCTCCAAATCAGAAATAACACGGCGTAGGTCATTAATCGTTTTAATGTTGCTCATTATTTCAGTATTAACAGCTCTAAAGATTTGGTCTTTAACTGCCTGCTTATCGCATGTTGTTCCGCAGCACATGTCCATAGCTCCAAGCGGGTCTACATGATCAGATGGTTCTTTGGTGTTATTCACTATCCCATACTCCTAGTTTATCAAAAATTGCCGCTGTTTCTTCTTCACTAAAATCTCGACCAGTTGCAGAAGCTAGCCAGCAAGCGCCTATTGCTTCGTTATTTTTCTTGAATTCTTCAATTATTGATTTATGCGTTTCGTTTAAGAAATCAACTAAATCAGACTGGAAAACCGGCATATCAACAGTAACTAAATCAAACGTCATCCTGCGCTTTCCATTCTTCTCGTAACCAAAAACACTAAGCATAATCGACCATTTATAGCGAAATTTCTCGATAGCGTTAGCCATTGTTTTAGTTACTTTTAGCTTTTTTCCTTTCAAGTCAATTAGGTTAATTGGCTGATCTGTGCCATCTGCTATATAACATACGGCCATTTTACTTAATATCGCCTCATTAACTCTTTGCGCGTGTTTAACTGGGTTAAATTTCTTTTTTCTTTTTTTCATTTCAAACAAAACTCGGCATACTGGCTTTTAATAATGGCTGGTAGTCTGTTTTTTCGCTTGATGCGCCTTTGATTTCCTTGCGCATTGCGTCGCCCATAACTTTGATCATCTCAGCTCGCATTAACTTGTCGTTTTCCATTTTGTTTAACATAACGCTGTGGATACCAGTTTCTTGCTCAGTCATAAACACCTTAACTTCAACTGGCTTTGCTTGGCCGAATCGCCACTGTCTGCGGACAGCCTGGTAAAACTGCTCAAAGCTATAAGTAGGTCCTACAAATGCCATTTTGCAGCTTGATTGATAGTTTAATCCAAAGCCTGCGATTGATGCCTTGCTAACCAGTTTAGTGTACTTGCCACTCGCGAATCCAAGTAATCGATCCTCTTTGTTTTCCGGCTTATCACTGCCTTTAACTTCAACCGCCTCAGTGATTGCCTTAGTTAATAGCTCGCTTTCCTCATTTGACTCGGCCCAGATCAAACAAGGCTCATTAAGTGAGTTTACCCATTCTGAACAAGCTATAACCCTATCATGCACACTTGATTTTTTAGCTTGTCGTGCGGCTGATAGCCCTTGAGCGATATCTGCGAACAACGCATCTTCATTGTGACTATTCAATACAACCTCGCTAATGGTTAGCGGTGGCAAATCGTAATCTGAACCGTCAAAGCCTAAATCTTTAGGACTTGAGATCACAACCGCCCAGGTCGCTAACCACTCCCAAAACTTTTTAACGCCATGGCCTTTTAATCGCCACTTTTGCGTCTCGCTGCCATCATGCGTAAAAAACATAGCCAACATTTCAACTTGTGACATTACGCCTAAAAATTCTGCTTGCGTGCCCAGTTCCATAAAATCATTTGGTGATGGTGTTGCTGTGCAACTCAAGCGGTACGGTATATTTTTAGCAAACTCAGTGAGCTTTTTACGGTATGCGCCTGTTTGTCCTTTTAGAATTGAGCTTTCATCTAACACAATCCCGGCGTAATCATCAGGGTTGAAGTTATCTAGCATTTCATAGTTGGTTATTACAACCTGCAGCGATCCATCGTATTCACGCATATATCTTGCACCGTTGTAAATACCAAACTTACTCGCCTCGCCCTCGGTTTGCTTGCCAACTGCCAGTGGTGCGAGTAGTAAAACAGGCTTTCCTGTTTCGCTTATCACTTGGCTGGCCCATTCTAGTTGCATAAACGACTTACCTAGTCCGGTATCAGCAAAAATTGCAGCTTTACCACGCTTACACGCCCAGTTTACGATTGCTTTTTGGTGCGGTTTTAATCCCTCGTTTAAGTCAACGGGATTAAATCCCGCCGACTCTTTAACAAAAGACTTTTTATTAATAAAGTCTTGATAATTCATTAAACTTTCACTCTCATTATGATGTTGTTGATGTTTTCGTCTGAGATAACAAAGCCTCTTTCGCACAGGCCAATTGCTACTTGATCAGGTTCTATACTATTAACAGCATCTAAGAGGTACGATGAGTTAGATCCGATTTCGAATCCCTCAATCTCAACCGGCTGCGAGCATTCAAAGCCGATGGTTGACTTGTCTTTTTGTGTTTTTGATTCGATGTAAGATTCCTTACCAAAGTGTAATAAAATTGACTTTGTTTCAGTGTTTGATGTGATCATCGCTGATTTAATTGCGTCGATAAAGTCGGCTTTATTAACATCAACTTGATGTTCTTTTTCAAAGATTGCGCGGCGATAATCAACGTACTTTGCATCAATCAACTTACATTTGAATTGCTCGTTATCACCGATTAAAGCAATGATATTGTTGTTATAATATGTCGCACCGTCGATTAACGGGGCTTTATTAACAAACTCAATTGGTAATATCAGATCACCATCACAATCAAAGTCATGATCGGCCCACGCCATACGATGGCCGTTTGTCGCTACTACATGAGCGTCGCTAATATGTACGCCGTTAAGCATAAATCTAACGTCATTTTTAGCCGCTGCAAAAGCGACCGATTGAACATCAGTAACCAGATTCATTGATGATGCGCCGAATAATTGCAAATCGTCATCGCTTGGGAATGACGGATAAACATCTGCAGGTTGGTAAGCTAGCTTAAACTTACTGCGCCCGCTTTTGATCTCAATTTGCAGATCGCCAACGGTTACTTGCACGTCTTTTTTACATGCGTTGAATGATTGCAGAAACTTAGTGGCGTCAACCTGAAACGCGCAATCAAGCTCAACTTGCGCCTCGATTGTTTTTGTTAACTCAATCACTGAATCGCCAGCGGTTAATGTGACTTGGTTGTTTTCTGCTTTAATCAAAACATTCTGGAAAGCGGCAATCGGGCTACGACTAGCCGCTGATTGACATACTTGCTTTATTGCGTCCGAATTGTCTTTGCTGATAGTAAACATTAAAATAATTCCTCTTGAATCTCTTGGTTTTCTGCTTTGTCTAAATTCTTTTTAGCTAACTCAAAGTAGCTTGATTTTAATTC